TAGTCCTGGTTCTCCTACGCTCTATGCGTTATCAAACGCCACGATCGTGCATAGACCGTTTGACGGCGGTGTTATCTTATCAACAAAGACGCCGACGTATGCCGCAACCGTTGTACGACAGACGAAACGTTATTTCCGTTATCAATCAGGTAAAGGTTTCTTATGGTCGTCGGGTACTCTCTTTGCTCCTAACTATGACTTACAATCAGTCACAGCGAGTGGTACTGCAGCGAGTTCTACAATTACTGTAAAGACTGATGATATCGATCACGGTTTACAACCAGGTGCAGTTGTTGAACTTGATGGAATAATTACTAGTGGATATGAAGGTCAATATACCGTACAAACTATTGTAGACGATTATACGTTTACTTTAACAGCTGCTGGTACCCTCGGAGATACTACTGCTGTCCTTGAAGCAACTTCAAAAGTATATGTAAAGTCTTGGGTTGGTAGTTGTGTGCGTGCTGGATTGTTTGACGACCAAAACGGAGTGTTCTTTGAGTTTGACGGTCAATATTTGTACTGTGTAAAGAGAGCAGCTTCTCAGAACATTACCGGTACTCTCGCAGTTACTCAAAACAGCGCTACGGTTACTGGAACCAATACTCGATTCACCGAACAGGTCAGAGCCGGTAGTAGGATCGTGATTCGAGGTATGACTCACTTTGTGACTCAAGTCGTGTCTGATACTTCAATCTATGTTACGCCAGACTATCGAGGCATCACTGCTTCAGGCGTGAGAGCCCAACTGATTGAAGAAGTGCGCGTTCCTCAATTCAGATGGAACTTAGATACTGTTGATGGTAATGGCCCTAGCGGTTATAACTGGAACCTGAATAAGATGCAGATGATCGGCTTGCAATATAGTTGGTATGGTGCTGGTTTTATTGATTTCATGGTTCGTGGAAGTAACGGTAACTGGACTTACGTCCATCGTATGAAGAATAACAACATCAATAACGAAGCTTACATGAGAGCTGGTAACTTACCAGTTCGTTACTCAATCGAGAATGATGCTCCTACGACGTACTTAACAGCAGGCATTGATGCTTCGACTGGAACTATCCCAATCGCGGACTGTACTGAGTTCTCAGATGAGGGTACTCTCTTGATCGATAACGAGATCATCAGTTATACTGGTAAGTCAGTCTCTGAGGGCCCAGGTAACTTGACTGGTGCGACTCGTTCTGCTACATTAGTTCAGTACCAACAAGGTACGACGAACAACCTGACAGCTGGATCTGCAGCAACTCATAATAATAACGTTGGTGTGATTGAGATCTCTAATACATGTAGTCCGACGCTCACTCACTGGGGTTCAGCGTTGATCATGGATGGCGGATTTACCGAAGACCGTGGTTACATGTTTAACTACCAAGATGTACATCGATACACTACTACCACGAAAGTAACAGTGTTCATTATTCGTTTGGCCCCAAGTGTGGACAACGGTCAGGTCGGTCGACTTGGTGCAAAGAACTTGTTAAATCGATCACAGCTATTGTTAGAAGGTATCACGATTGCTGGAGCAAACGGTACATCTTCTGGAGCCATTATCGTTGAAGGCATCTTGAATCCGAAAAACTTCGTTGATGCCACATGGAATAGCTTGACATCTGAAAATGATGGTGGACAACCTAGTTTTGCACAAGTTGCAACTTCGGTGACATGGTCAACTGGTTCATATGCGTTACCTGGTGAACAGATTTTTGGTGCAGTATTTCCGGCGGCTGACACTGGATCTGTTTCAGAAACACTCGATTTAAGAAAACTAAAAGAACTCACTGGTGCACCACTTGGTGGAGACTATAAGTTCCCAGATGGCTCAGACATCTTAGCTATCAACGTACGCACTACCACCGGCGCAGCACGAGTCTCTACGATGCTCCGATGGATGGAGGCGCAAGCTTAACAGGAAAGTAAATGGCAGTAAATCTTAGTAATTTCCTATCAACGTCTTTCGTCCTTGATGTACTCGACTCTTCTGAAGTCGCGGCTATTGTCGTATCTACTCCTGGCATCCCGCTAGATTCAAACACGACAGGAAATTATGTAAAAGCAATTACTGCAAGTGACGGCGTTGTAGTCGCAGGCTCTGGCGCTCATGGAGCCACGGTCGTCTTGTCAGTCGACTCGAGTAGAGTGGTGATCCCGAACGCTACTCAGACTCTGACGAACAAGACGATCAACCTTACGAATAACACTTTATCGATGACGGTCGGGCAACTTAATGCTGCCTTGACTGGAGATAACGTCGCTACATTGACTGGTACAGAGACTCTTACAAACAAAACTCTGACTAGTCCAACGATCAATACACCGAGTGTATCGGGTGGTTCTTTTACAGACCTTACTACCTTTGGTTTAAGGGATGTAACGACTACCGCTTATGAGACGAGAATCGTTTCAAACAACGCTTCTCCTGCTTTGAGTGCGGATCGTACTCTTACACTTGACGTCAACAACGCAAACCGTACGATCTCATTAACAGGTGATATTACCGTCGCTGGATCATTCACGACTAGCGGCGCGTTTGGTTTGACCTTGACCCAGACAGGCACGACTAGCGTTACATTGCCTACGTCTGGTACTCTGGCTAATCAGTCATATGTTACGAGTACGATCGATTCTAACTATGTCCGACTCAGACAGAGTTATGACTATGCATCGTTGACGAATCGCGCTGGACAGATCGTCAACTCAGACATCAACGCATCTGCTGCGATTGCTGATACTAAGCTTGCTACTATCAGTACCGCAGGAAAAGTATCAAACAGCGCAACGACTGCTACGAGCGCCAACACAGCCAGCGCAATCGTTGCAAGAGATGGCTCTGGTAACTTCTCTGCAGGCACCATCACTGCAGCATTGAGTGGTAATGCCACCACAGCAACGACAGCAAGTATCGGTACTACTGCTACAGTTACTGCTTCTGGGACATCCTCAGCGTTTAAGGTACCTATCGTCAATACGACAGGAAATACTACTGGTAACTATGGCTTGTTGATGGATAACGCTTCAACCTTCACCTACAATCCTAGTTCAAATACTTTAGCTGTTAGTAACGTCACCCTCGCCGGCGCATTGACCGGTGGTAACCTTACCTCTTCTAACTTTGCGTCTGCTGTGCAATTCATCGTCTATGACTCAGATGGCTCAGTGCTTAAATCTTTGTACGGTACATCGACTTAAACGTATAAATAGGCCATAGAGGGATTTAATTTTGGAGATTCTCTATGGCTGTAAACAGCAGAGCCACGCTGATAGACTATTGTAAGCGTAAGTTAGGCGAACCGGTAATCGAAGTAAACGTTGATGATGATCAGGTAGATGATCGGCTTGATGATGCGTTACAGATGTATCATGACTATCATTCAGACGGTACACTACGTACGTATCTCAAACATCTAGTCACACAGACCGACGTTGACAATGAGTACATCACGCTCAACGCAGACATCAACTATGTGAGTAAGCTTTTCCCATTGACGTCAACAATGGCGAACAGCCGTAACTTCTTTGACATCAAGTACCAGATCATGTTGAATGATATGCATAACCTCGCAGGGTTCTTAGGCGATCTGGCATATTACGAACAGATGCAACAGTACATGTCATTGCTTGACATGAAACTAAACGGGATGCCACAGGTGCAGTTCTCCCGTCGACAGAATCGATTATACATCTTTGGTGACTTTGCAGATCAAGACATTAAAGTAGGCGACTATATCATCGCCGAAGTATATCGTAACATTGATGCTACCACATATGGTTCTGTATGGAACGACAAGTGGGTAAAGGCTTATGCGACTGCCTTGATTAAACAGCAATGGGGATCTAACCTACTCAAGTTTGAAGGCATGCAACTTCCAGGAGGAGTGTCACTCAATGCTCGTCAGATATATGACGATGCGACTACAGAGATTGAATCTTTGAAGGAGAGCTTAAGGCTAGAAGCCGAGTTCCCGCCTGACTTCTATGTTGGATAAGCATGCGCAACAAGTACTTTTCACAGTCAGTACGCTCTGAACAGAAGCTGTACGAAAGCATCGTCATAGAGTCGTTAAAGATCTATGGCCAAGATGTGTACTACTTACCACGAACCATCGTCAATGAAGATCCTATTCTTGGTGAAGATGTTCCATCTCGGTTTGGCTCTTCACATAAGATCGAGATGTATATTGAGAACACTGAAGGCTTTGATGGTGAAGGAGACTTGTTTACCAAGTTTGGTGTAGAGATCAGAGACGAAGCAACGTTCGTCGTATCTCGTTTCCGTTGGAGATCTGTCGTCGATGCATACGACAATACTATTACAAGTGATCGTCCAAGAGAAGGCGACCTGATCTATCTTCCGATGACGAATAAGTTGTTCCAGATTAACCATGTGGAACACGAACAGCCATTCTATCAGCTGTCTAACTTACCTGTCTTCAAGATGCGTTGTCAGTTGTTTGAGTACAACGATGAAGACTTGGATACTAATATCGATGTGATCGATCAGATCGAAGCAGATAATACGTATCAGTACGTATTGCGGCTTGGTGGTGGAGGAGACGACGTAACTCGTTATATCAAGCCAGGAGAGACTGCTACGCAGTTGATCGGTGGTGGAGTCACCATGAGCGGTGAGGTCGTGAAGTATTCTGACTCAGACGACCTGTTGTATATACAACACGCTGGAGCTGATGACGGTAAATTCCATAACTTTATAGCTGCTACAACTATCACCATCACTGGAGCTATCGATCGTTATGCTGACTCTAGCTTCACGGTTGCAACAGTGAATCAACAATTTGCCAGCACTTCTACAGATCAGAACGAAGAGTTTAGTACCGGATCATCTGACTTCCTAGACTTTACTGAAGATAACCCGTTTGGTGACCCGGAGAATAACTAATGTTTGGAACCTACTTCTATCATGAAAAAGTAAGGAAGTGTGTAGCTATCTTCGGTAGACTGTTCAACAACATCTATGTCCTGAGAAAGAACTCTTCAGGAACAGTTATCAGTCAGATCAAGGTGCCTCTTGCTTATGCACCTAGGTCAAAATACATCACTCGTATCAGAGAGAACCCGAGCCTGACAGATGACGTACAGCTTGCTGTAAAGTTACCACGCATGTCTTTTGAGATCACAAGCATGACTTATGATGCCACAAGACAGCTCGCCAAGACGACTAACTTTACCACGCTTGGATCAACGAGTAGCTCAAGACAAAAGTTCTTTACTCCTGTACCATATACGATTACGTTTCAGTTAAACGTATACGCTAAGTCACACGATGATGCTTTACAAGTCGTAGAGCAGGTGTTACCTTACTTTAATCCGCAATACACGTTAACTATTAAGCCATTTGCTTCGGACTATCCTGACTTTAAAGAGGATATACCGATCGCGATCAATGCTGTAAGCTTTACTGATGATTATGAAGGTGCGCAAGAACAGAGACGCATGATCATCTATTCATTAGACTTTGAGATGAAGATCAGCTTCCATGGCCCGATAAATAATCAGTCTATCATTCGTACTGCAAATACTGAGATATACCAGATAGATGCAGGTTTAGCAGACAGCGACTTAAAGTTAGAGACTATCACCGTCGTTCCAGACCCGATCAGTACGATTGGTTTGGCTGACTCTGATTTTGGCTTTGACACCACGATTGACCTTAGCTTTGATGACAGCGCATGAACGATTCAGATAATGTAAAAAGCGATTACGAGTATTCTCGTGATACCTACTATGAGCTTTTAGAAAAAGGCAAAGAGTCTCTTGACCTCATGATTGAGGTGGCAAGATCTTCTGAGCATCCAAGAGCATTTGAAGTTTTATCTACCATGATCAAGCAGATCAGCGATGTCAATGATAGGCTGATGGACTTGAATAAGAAGAACAAAGACTTACAGACTACTTCAAAGGGCGGACAGCAGAAGGCTATTGAAAACCAACAAAATAATATCTTTGTAGGGTCTACAGCAGATCTACAAAAACTCCTTCAACAAACGCCTATAGATATAACACCGAAACAATAGGAGGTGTATCATGAACGAAGCGCTCGCTGCGATCAATCGCATCAAGAGCCTTAAAGAACATGAGGTAAATTTCTTTTTACCGCCTAACTTTTGCTTTCACGGGCCAATCCCGTTTAATGTGAAGATCTCAAATGGTATAGGCACTGCTCATGTCTTGGCTTTAAGTCAAGACGAGGCTGAATTAAAGGTTCAAACTTATTTTGATGAGTCAGCTTCTTATTGGGAAGAGATCGTTGATGAAGAGTATGATGAAGAAGATGAGGATGATGACATAGAAGATGCAGAGTGATACCTATCTAGGTAATATTAGTGTAAAGAGAGACGGTGTAATACAGCAATGGACTCAAGAGCAAGTCATTGAGTATTCTAGGTGCATGAATGATCCGGCATATTTTGCCGAAAAGTACTTAAAGGTCATCTCACTTGATAGGGGTCTAGTACCCTTTACCCTTTACAAATATCAAAAGAACATGTTTGAGCACTTTAACTCGAACAGGTTTAACGTCGTGCTTGCGTGTCGACAATCAGGCAAGTCGATCTCTTCTTGTGCATACTTACTATGGTATGCGCTGTTTCACTCAGAGAAACTCGTGGTGATCCTTGCAAACAAGGGTGACACTGCGCGTGAGATGTTGGGTCGTGTTACTCTGATGCTTGAGAACCTACCGTTCTTCTTGCAACCTGGTTGTAAGGCATTGAACAAAGGGTCGATCGAGTTCTCGAATAACTCTCGTATCCTTGCAAGAGCCACTTCTGGATCATCTATTCGTGGCTTGTCAGTGAACCTATTATACCTTGATGAGTTTGCATTCGTTGAACGTGCAACTGAGTTCTACACATCAACATATCCTGTAATCGCTGCAGGTAAAGATACAAAGGTCATCGTCACTTCCACAGCAAATGGTATCGGTAACACATATCACAAGATATGGGAAGGTGCTGTTCAAGGAGTAAACGAGTTCAAGCCATTTCGTGTTGATTGGTGGGACGTTCCAGGCCGAGATGAAGCATGGAAAAAGCAGACGATTGCAAACACCAGTCAACTACAATTTGACCAGGAATTTGGAAATACTTTCTTTGGAACAGGCGATACGCTCATCAATGCAGAAACATTGATGGGGTTTAGAGCTAAACCATATATTCGAAGGATGGAGAATGACGCATTACTTGTCTACAAAGAGACAAGAAAGCACCATAACTACATCATGACTGTAGACGTTAGCAAAGGTCGAGGTCAGGATTATTCTACGTTTAACGTGATCGATATTAGCGTTCGCCCTTTCGAGCAAGTTGCTGTGTATCGCAACAATACTATCTCTCCGATTCTCTTCCCGAATATTATCTATAAATTTGCGAAAATCTACAATAACGCTTATGTAGTCATTGAGTCAAATGATCAAGGTTCTGTCGTCTGTAATGGATTGTATCATGAACTTGAGTATGAAAATGTACACGTCGAGTCTGCCATCAAGGCCAATGCCATTGGTGTTGAGATGACTCGTAAGACTAAGCGTTTAGGTTGTTCTGCGATCAAAGACATCTTAGAGAATAATAAACTTTCTATCGTCGATGAAGCCACGATCCTCGAGATCTCTACG